CTAAACTGTTGGTAGTATGGGACACACATTCCGAGTATTTTGCATATCATCACCCCACAATGTTGGGGAATAATTTATTTTTTGAACATATAAGAAATTTATGATAACACTAACTGAAGCAGCAGCAAAAAAGATTGTTAGCAACATTGCCAAACGTGGGCGCGGGCAAGGTATCAAAGTGGGCGTAAAGACCACTGGCTGCTCGGGTCTTGCTTACGTACTTGAATATCTAGACGAAGCCCCGTGTACTTGGGATTGGACAGAATACGAGCGAGATGGCGCTCGAGTTTGGGTAAACGGTAAAGATTTAGCCTACATCGATGGCCTAACAATTGATTACGTTCGGCAAGGTCTCAATGAAGGATTTGATTTTAAGAATCCTCAAGAAGCAGCACGTTGTGGTTGTGGGGAAAGTTTTACCGTATGATTCTGATTTATACTGACAGTGAAATATTGGACCTAGAATGGATTCCCAATATAAAATTTCCAAACAAAATACAAATTTGTCACAGTTTTGAGGAATATCGAGATCATAGTGCTGATATCAAAATTGCATTCACTACGCAAAGAATGCATTGTGATCATGATATTAATTGTTCTGCATATTCTGGATTTGAGGACAAGATTAATCAGTTAAGTATGTATAGCCAACTGGTATTTACATTTGAGTCTGAACTGCACGATTTTCATTGGGATTTATGGAAAAGATGTCATCATAATAATGTATACTGGTGCGTTCCTGGGTATGTTAATGACAATGAAGACATGGATAAACATATAATTTGTTGGGGTGATTGGTTCAAGACCACTTCAATGTTATATAAAAGATTACCACACAAGATATCTGAAATACATCCATACACAACTAAACCTAAATATTTTGATGCATTGTTAGGAAGTCCCAAGCCACATCGAGACTTTGTGGCTGATGCAATAAATCAGAATTCCATGGAAAATCAGGTTATAATGACATATGGTGGCAAGTGGAATGATGATGAATTTTATGCCAAAGACTATTTTATATACGAGCCCGATACAGTAATATTAGAGGTGGGGCCTGGTACTGCCAATTGGGTTGAATACCACGGAGTGAGAACCAGTCTAAGTCGTGTGATACCCATTAATGTTTTTAATGACACAGCTTATAGTATTGTAGCTGAAACTGACCACGATAATACCTTAAGCTTTTACAGTGAAAAAACGGCCAAACCAATTATAGCAAAACGATTGTTTATACCGTTTTCTGGTTATAAATTTTTACATAATCTTAGACGTGTGGGATTTCAAACATTTGGAAGCATAATTGACGAAAGTTTTGATTATATTATCGATGATAAAACCAGATATAATGCCGCATTCGATCAGGTTAAAAAACTATGTAGCATGGACCAGCAATATGTATATGATGCAGTTCGACCAGTCTTAGAGCACAATTATGAATTAATAATGAATCGCGATTGGACATTGTGGAGTGCTGATCAAATTTCAAATTTGATTAATACGACTATTAACTAATTCTGCCCAGGCAATATGAGCCTCGGGTCCTGGGTGAAATCCATCGGATTCAAAACTATTTAATTTTTTTGCAACTTCGTATATAGTTCCATTTTTTTGATCAGAGAATATCCATCGAGTAAAATCAATCTCGTCAATTAGGTATTTTACTTCGGGGTAACTTAACAGACCAAAATCTCCATTTGGACTAACGTGTGATTCCTGATTCCAATAGTTTACATAGCTTGAGAAGTAGTATCTTATATTTTTTGATTGCAAATAATTTTGCAGCTTAACCATTTCCATCAAGTTGATAGCTGCTAGACTAAGATTGCTACTAACTTTATACATTTCATTAAACATTTTATGTGCTACTGGATTTTTAAACCAGGTACCCATTCGACCACCACTAAAAATATATCCCAGTTTTCCATGGGACAACCTTCGAAAAAATCCATAGCTATTGAACAGATTATCCCAGGCGGAATCCTCAAGACTAGTTAGATAATCTAAACGACTAACTCCTGACCACATTACCAACACCAGGTCATAATCGTTCTGTAAGGTATTCTGCACTATGCTGTCACTGATATATTGATTACCGGCCGCAGCCTCAGCCACGGAAGTTATATCATAACTTGGGTTTAAGTGTTTTAAATGTTTTGGCCAACATATATTGGGCCCACCGGGGTATTGGGGCCACTGGGTAAAGCTACAGCCACTTATTAAAATTTTCATCAAAATATTTATCGCTTGTTGGTATATACTATGTTATAATTGTCACTTATGATAACTTCAAAATTCAACTATTCAGCTTTATCAAGAGAATCAGTAGATGGAAAACGACATTATTGTTTACCCGATGGCAGTAAAGTTCCATCAGTCACAACGATTCTAGATCGCACCAAGCCCCAGGAAGCTCGTGAGGCCCTGGCCAAATGGAAAAAGAGCGTGGGCGAAGAACGTGCTCAACAGATCACTACAGAAGCAGCCAACCGCGGCACACGTATGCACGCCTACTTGGAAACTTACGTCATGATGGATGAATTAAAACCTTTACCCAGTAATCCCTTTGCTCATCCCAGTTGGTTCATGGCTGCTGAAGTTATTCTGAAAGGTCTGTGTCACGTTGACGAGTTCTGGGGCACAGAGGTACCTGTCTATTACAGCGGCCTGTATGCTGGCACTACTGATTGTGTGGGAATTTGGAAGGGACGTCCAGCTATTATGGACTTTAAACAAAGCAACAAAGTTAAAAAGCGCGAGTGGATTGATGACTATTTTCTGCAATTGGCGGCATACGCACAAGCCCACAATGACACACATGGGACTGATATAAATACTGGAGTAATACTCATGGCAGTTCAGCCCAAATTACTGGAAGATCAGACATATACCACACCAGAATATCTAGAATTCGTTATAGAAGGTGACGAATTTTCCCATTGGACAGATGAATGGAATAAGCGTGTGGAATTGTACTACCTGACTAAAAATTATGTATAAAGTAGATTATCTAGATTTAGTTACAATACGCAGTTGTCAGATGGCTTGTGAAGGTTGCTGCACGTTTAGTGACCATCGAGAAATTAATGGGTTAGTTGAACCAGATGAGGAAGCACTGGCATTCTGGGGTAAAAGAATCATGCCCGGACGATTACATTTGTTTGGTGGAGAGCCCACTATGCATCCTAGACTTATGAATTGGTTCCGACTGGCAGGTAAGTACTGGCCGGTATGTGAAGATAATAATCCTACCCCTATCTGGTTAAACACCAATGGATACTATCTAGATCGATTATTCCCACATATAGAAGAACTGTTTACTCAACCAATAAAAATGTGTGTTAGCATCACACATCATACTCTGTCTGAACCCTACAACAGCCTAGTACAAAGCAATTACGAAGAACTAATTGAACGTATTTTAGAAGCCAATCATCGAGTACATCCTAATAGGAAATTTTATTGGAAATCGGATACGCCCTGGGATAGTGAACATAAGAAGTTTATACACTTAACAGACGATCTTGGATCTAGCACGGTATTAATAAATGTGTGCCGCCAGCACGATGATCATTTTGTGCCGCATTATCAGGGGCATGGCGCCACATTGGAACCCTGGTATGATTACAATGACGAACAGGGTATGCATATGAATCACAATGTGTGCCATATTAAAAACTACGTACAAATTTACAATGGCAGACTGTACAAATGCCCACCGCGTGGTGTTCTAAACCAGACTCTGGAAACTTATAATTTGCAGGATACTAAAAAGTGGGCAAAGTACTATAATGATTACGAAAGTCTGGGAATAGACGCCAGCCCAGAACAGATAGATGCTTGGTTCGCACGTCAGCGATCGGCAGAGAAATCCTGCAATATGTGCGGTTTTATGCACAGTCATTATCATTTGCCAGCACAACAACACTTGCCCAAGAAACTGTTCAAGATCCGGCCCGTCCAAGCATAAATAACAAAAAGAACAGGATTAAGCAATGGCAATTCTACAAATCTCCAAAATTCAACATAGACGAGGTCTGCAAGATGACCTGCCTCAGTTAGCCTCGGCCGAACTGGGCTGGAGTATTGACACTCGTAAACTGTATATTGGTAACGGTACAGTGGACGAGGGTGCGCCCACTGAGGGCGTGACTGAGATCTTAACAGAAAATTCTATTTTAGATTTCACTGTAGGTTTTGCCGCCAATATAATTGCTTTACAGAATGCAGTTGCTGATTTGGACGATCGCGTCACTATACTAGAATCAGGTACTGTTACTTCCACCCCAATAACTCTTTCTGGAGCTAGTTCGGGCGCCATTACTGCTTTTACGTCCAACAATGCAACCATTTCTTATACATGCAGTCAAGGAACCACACAGCGTACTGGGGTTATCAAGGCCAGTAGATTTGCTTCGGGCTCCACGGTATCATATGACGAAGAATATACCCAAACAGCCACAACAGATTTAGTTTTAACTATGTCAGCCAACAGTTCTTACATGAGTCTGAATTATAGTACAACAACAGCAACCTCTCTATTATTTCAAGTAGAGAATTTATCTTAATAACGGCCGTACATGTGGAAACTAAAAGCCAGTGAGCGTATATCTCACTGGCGTGAATTTCGAAAACAATTGGAAGAACTCGAGCTGGACCAGGCAGCAGAGTCTGTCGCAGAGTTCTGGCAAACTTGTCCTTTTACCCCCTACTATCTTGAATCTGGTCAGCCCACAGAATGGCCTGATCCCTGGACCCTTCTGGCCGACAATTACTATTGTGATCTTGCTAAATGTCTGGGAATAGTGTATACTTTGTCATTAACTAAGCATATAACATCTGAACCAGAAATACACATTTATCGTGACAGTGAAACTAGACTAACATATCATTTAGCTGTCTTCGGCCAGGGAAAATATGTTATTAATTTAGTAGACGGCGAAGTCGTAAATATTAAATCACTAAACAAAACAATGCAGTTACAGTATCGATATACACACAAAGACTTAAAAATAGAATAACAATGAGGTATCAATGACACAGATTCAAGTCACCAAACGAGAAGGACACCGGGAAGTTCTGGATCTAGAAAAATTGCACAAAGCAGTTTTCTGGGCCACGCAAGGAATTACTGGAGTTAGCGCAAGCGAAATAGAAATAAAAAGTCACATACAGTTTTATAACGGAATTAAAACAGCAGATATTCAAGAAACGTTGATTAAGAGTGCCGCTGATTTGATTTCAGAAGAAACCCCTAATTATCAATACGTAGCTGGTCGCTTAATTTGCTACCATCTGCGTAAACAAGTGTACAACAGTTATACTCCTTGGCCATTATTGACCTTGGTCAAACGCAATGTGGAATCAGGATTTTATGATGCTGGACTATTAACAGCGTATACTGAAGCCGAATGGGCAGAGATGGACGCATACATCAAACACGAACGTGACGAGAATTTCACTTATGTGGCCATGGAACAGTGGCGTGGTAAGTATCTGGTACAAAACCGTGTAACTGGTGATATCTTTGAAACTCCACAGGTGGCATATATTCTAATAGCAGCCACTCTATTTCAGAGTTATCCCACTGACACACGCCTACAATGGGTTCGAGACTACTACGATTGTGTAAGCAATGGTGACATCAGTCTGCCTACCCCTGTTATGGCTGGTGTACGAACACCACAGAAACAATTTAGCAGTTGTGTTCTAATTGAAACAGATGACAGTCTGGATAGTATTAATGCTACGGCCAGTGCCATCGTTCGTTATGTGTCACAGAAAGCAGGTATTGGTATCGGCATGGGTCGCATACGTGCGTTGGGTTCGCCTATTCGCAATGGTGATGCCTATCATACTGGTGTTATTCCTTTCCTGAAGTATTTCCAATCAGCCACACGATCGTGTAGTCAGGGTGGTGTTCGCAATGGTGCTGCCACTGTCTATTATCCAGTATGGCATTATGAACTGGAAGATCTCTTGGTCTTAAAGAACAATAAGGGCACGGAGGATAACCGAGTACGCCAGATGGATTATGGCTTACAATTTAACAAGTTAATGTACGAAAGACTCATTTCTGGTGGGGATATCACGCTGTTTTCGCCACATGACGTGCCGGAAATGTATGAGGCTTTCTTTAACGATCAGGCTAAATTTAAAGAATTATATGAACGTGCTGAACGTAACACCAAGTTGCGCAAAAAGACATTCAAAGCTGCTGAAATCTTCAGTCGTTATATAAACGAGCGTAAAGACACTGGTCGTATTTATCTACAGAATTCGGATCATGCCAACACACACAGTCCCTTTAAAGAAGAAATCGCTCCCGTTAAAATGAGTAATCTGTGTGGTGAAATCGATCTTCCCACTAACCCACTGACTGATATCAATGATGAATTGGGTCGCATTGCATTATGCACCCTGAGTGCTATTAACTGGGGTAACGTCAAGAGTCCAGCGGACTTTGAGAAGCCTTGCACTCTAGCAGTACGCGGATTAGATGCCCTGTTAAGCTATCAAAATTATCCAGTCAAGGCGGCTGAATTGGCCACTAAAGAATTCCGTCCACTGGGTGTGGGTATCATCAACCTGGCTTACTTCCTGGCCAAGAATGATGTCAGCTACAGTGACCCAGCTGCATTGGCGTTGGTTGACAAATATACAGAAGCCTGGAGTTATTACCTGTTGAAAGCATCAGCTGATCTGGCGGTGGAACAGGGTCCATGTCTTCGTTGGCAAGATCTCAAATCAGCTGATGGACGTCTGCCCATTGACACATACAAACGTGAAGTTGATGAATTAGTGCCGGCACAGGAACGTATGCCCTGGACCGAACTACGTGCTCAAATACAAAAAACTGGTCAGCGAAATGCTACCCTCATGGCCCTGATGCCAGCTGAGACATCGGCACAGATTGCCAATGCCACTAACGGTATCGAGCCCCCACGTAGTTTAGTTAGTATCAAACAGAGTAAACATGGTGTTCTGAAACAAGTGGTTCCAGAGTTTCGTCGGTTGAAAAACAAATATGAACTGCTATGGGATCAGAAATCTCCAGTGGGCTATCTAAATATTTGTGCCATACTGCAAAAATACATTGATCAGGGTATTAGCGTCAACACCAGTTACAATCCTCGATTCTATCCAGATGAAAAGATTCCCATGAGCGAGATGATTGGTCATCTGTTGATGTTCTACAAATACGGTGGCAAGCAATTATACTATTTCAACACCATGGATGGTCAGGGCGAGATTGATATCGATAAATTGTCAGCATCTGCAGTTACTGATGCAGGTCTAGATGATCAAGAAGATTGCGAAAGTTGTGTTATTTAATGGATAAGAAAATGAGTGTATTTAATATAGATAATAGAACAGATCATACCCAGGCCCTGGCATTTCTTGACCCAAACGGAACTCCAGCAGTTCAACGTTATGATGTGTTAAAATATCGTCAGTTTGATAAATTAACAGACAAGCAGTTGGGATTTTTCTGGCGCCCAGAAGAAGTTGATCTAGGTCGTGACAGTAAAGACTTCAAAGAGCTTACAGAGTTTGAAAAGCACATCTTTACCAGCAATCTAAAGCGTCAGATATTATTAGACTCAGTACAGGGTCGCAGTCCTAACCTGGCCTTTTTACCACTAGTAACTATTCCTGAATTGGAAACCTGGATTGAAACCTGGGCTTTTAATGAAACAATTCATAGCCGTAGCTATACACACATTATTCGCAACGTGTACTCTGAGCCCAGTGAAGTGTTTGATAGTATAACTGAATTACAGCCCATTATTGATTGTGCCAGAGACATTAGCAAATACTATGATGATCTCATTACAGCGGGAAGTTGGTATCGTATGCTGGGTGTGGGTACACATACTGTCAATGGTCAGAAGATTGTGGTGGATATGTATGACCTCAAACGTAAATTGTGGTTGTGCTTGAATAGTGTCAACGCTCTGGAAGGTATTCGATTCTATGTCAGCTTTGCCTGTAGCTGGGCATTTGCTGAACTTAAAAAGATGGAAGGCAACGCCAAAGTTATTAAACTGATTGCCCGTGACGAAAATGTACATCTGGGCAGTACGCAGACTTTATTAAAAATTCTACCACAAGATGATCCTGACTACGCATTAATCAAGACTGAAACCAAGGCACAATGTGAAACCATGTTTCTGTCAGCAGCGCAACAGGAAAAGGATTGGGCCAAATATCTGTTCAAAGACGGATCAATGATCGGACTCAATGAACAATTATTGGCACAATACGTGGACTGGCTAACCTGTAAACGTATGACCGCGGTGGGTTTAGATTGTGGTATGAAACCCGGATCGAATCCCTTGCCCTGGACTACCAAATGGATTGCTGGTAGTGATGTGCAAGTGGCACCACAGGAGACTGAGATCACCACTTATGTAATTGGTGGTACCAAGCAAGACGTAGACAACAATACGTTCAAGGGTTTCAGTTTATAAAATCTTTAAGATACACTGAAACAATTTTAAATAGAAAAAATAAAAATGACATTAATAACTGTATATACAAAAAATAATTGTCCCTATTGTGATCGTGCTAAAGCACTATTGGACAGTCGTGGGGTGAGTTACGATACAATTAATCTAGAGGAAACTCCCTCAGCACGAAACTTTTTGGTGGAACAGGGCCTACGTAGTGTTCCGCAAATATTTAATAATTCAACACTAGTACCAGGTGGCTTTCAGGGTCTGGCCAGTCAACCCGACGAATTTTGGACCCAATTTCAAGGACAATAAATGTTAATTCAAAAATCAAATAAAATCGATGTCGGCGACATCGTGAGTCTCAAATTAGCCAATGGTGATGAAATCGTTGGTAAAGTGACAGAGGAAACAGCCACCGACTTTGTGCTGAGTAAGCCATGTCTGGTGGTCCCAAGTCAGCAGGGTATTGGTCTGATGCAGGCTATGTTTTCTGCTAGCCCTGAGGCCGATATTCCCATCAGTAAAGCTCACATCATGATGAAATCAGCCACTCTGGAACAGCTACAACAACACTATATTAAGACCACAACTGGTCTAGAAATACTACCACAAGGTTCTAAACTTAGATAATGTCAAACAAGATAGCTCGTAAAGGTGATCAGGACGATTTAGGATACACTATTGAATCTGAATGTAGTCCTGACGTAAAGATCAACGGACAGCCGGTGGCACTTAAAGGCAGTCTGATGAACGACGGTGTGGCTATAGTTTCAGAAGTTAGTGGCACTGTGCGAGTAAACGGTCAGCCAGTTGCACTTAAAGGTAGTCAGACTGAATATCACGAACGCCGGCCCAAGGGTATTGGTACTATAGATCAGGGTAGTGACGACGTCAAGAGCGATTGAGTTATAAATAGTAGTACATAACTTCATTGGTTAAATACTATTATGCCTATTACACCCACCACACTTATTGCAGTATCTGGTTTAGTTCGAGGATCTGGTCTTCAGATCCCCACTGAATTAACCAGTGCTATTTCCAGCATTCAGAATAATCCGCTAGTATCCTCAATAAGCTCTTTGTCCACTGGTGGCTTTAACATTCCCGCCAGCCTAACATCACTTACACAATTAAATTCCACTGCTGGTGGAATCTTGACTCAGGCTCAGTCCATATTGCCAGCCGGTGGTGCCGGTGGTGATCCGTCATCTGGAATTAAAAGTTTCATGTCAGTGTTTAATGGCAGCACAGCATTTGGATCAGCGAGCGCAGAATACAGTGCAGCATTATCACAGTTTGGTAACAAGAGTTTTGCTGATCTAGGTATAAACGTGAGTAATTTTCAGGATGTCATTACTAATGGAACATCCAGTATTACTCGTAGTTTGCAAGCAGTGGCCAACAAAGCTGCAACAGATGCTTTTGGAAGCGTGGCCAGTGTATTGGATCCTAATCTTTTGGCCAAAGGTCAAGCGGCAATGAAAAGTTCAGTGCTGGCCGACGGTCTGCAGAGTGTGGGATCAGGTCTTAAGAACTTTGGAACATTATTTGATTTTACACAACCATCTGGGTTGGGTCCTAAGAATTTAATTGCCAATTTACAAAAGCAGGGCTTGGCCGACCGAAATGGCATTAATGATCTAATCTATGAGGCTGGTTATGACCCTAAAAATCTAGCACAAGTGCCGGATAGTGTATTAACATCGGTTCTGGATCAGGTTAAAGGTAGTGATTTAGATAAAATTATTAGACAGACTGGAGCCAATCCTTATAAATCAGTTCGTAGTGCAGCTGGATTACTACAAGCCAACAACCTATTACCACCACAGGCTGCCCTGGCCCTAGGCATAATTGACAAGGGGCCAGCGGCACTTAAAGCGTTGGGTAATACATTAAGCAATCTGGGTACTAGTATCGATAACTTTAAAATGTCAGATTTTATGGCTAGTATGGAGACCAAAGCACTACAGTATCTGGGTCAGATTAAGCAATTAATCCCCACTGACGTTAAAACCGCGCTGGCGCCTATCCTGGGATCGGGCAGTGGATTGTTTGGAAATCCTCAGATGAAGGATATGATTGGCGCCGCGTCAGGTATAGGATACACCCCAAATTTAAAAACTGCTGGAACCAATGTTACCAGATTACAAAATACTGCTGAAGGTGCTGCATTGACCGCAGCATCAACGGCATACCAATCTGCCATAGCAGGATTAACCCCTGAGGAAATCGCGGCGGCCTTGGCAGACCCAATGAGCCCAGTGGCCGCCGCCGCTGCGGGAGTTAATGCTGCTCTAGTGGCTTTTCAACCAGGAAATGTATCTAGCACAATACAAGGTATAGTAACTAATATTAGTAATGTGGCTGCAGCCAGCGCAGCAAATTTAGCCAAGGAAGTTCAGAACTTGGCCTTGGCTGGACTAAAGATGGTGGACAATCTAGGCAAGGCTATTGAACAAACAGTTAATAACAGTTATCAGTCGATTCTGGCATTTGGTAATCGCCTACATAAAATGGGACGCGATATACAAAACTTAGGGTTCAATGATTTCTTGCCCAAAATGGCCACGAGTAATGTGGCGGGAGATGCATTGCAGGCCACGTTAATAGAAGGTCGAAATGTGGCAAGATCATCAGCTGTTGGTCAATCAACTCCTATTATTGCTGATGAGAAAACGGAAATTGCCACCGCATCATCCAGCACTTTACTAACTACTAAAAACGAATTTATTGCTGCTGATGCTGAATATAAGCGTACTCGTGAAGCTTATTATGTAGCCAGAGAAAAACCCAATACTCCGGAATTCAACGCAGCAGCCCAGAATTTTTATCAGGCACAAATAGACCGAGCGGATGCTCGAGGCAAGTTACACGTGGAGGCCCAAAACGCCAATGTGTCCTGGGGATCATTGGGAGTTTACGAAAGTGTTAGAAATAATGGGTAAAAACTTCAATAAACTGCCCAGATAACCGCCGTAAAATACATAGTTATCTGGTTATATTAGTGCTTTACTTCTTTCCTTGATGGGTATATACTGAACGTGCCTTAAAAAAGTACGTGAACTGTGACTTCACAAAGGAGGAAAATATGATGCAAATCATACAACCGATTTGTAAGAGCACTGTTAGATGGTTGAGTGTGTTTATCGTTAACATGCTTTTGGTATCTAATCCATATGCTCGTTCAAAGAGTGTGGATGTGATGTTTCCAGAGGAAAATGTCGTAACCACTAAAGAGTTAACAACCCATGATAAGAAGCAATTGGAATGTTTAACTCGAAACATATATTGGGAATCTGCCCAAGAGCCCTGGGAAGGGAAAGTGGCAGTAGCTCAGGTAACTATGAATCGTCTTGAAAAAGGCAACCATGGTTCGGATATATGTGCAGTAGTGTATCAAAGAACTCTGTTTAACGGATTGACAGTATGTCAGTTTAGTTGGACATGTGAGGGTAAGAAGAATTTTACACCAAGCAATGAGTTTTGGGATAAAGCAGGACAAGTAGCTCGTTTGGTCTATTTAGACCAATTTCGATTGAAAGAATTGGAAAAAGCATTATTTTTCCACGCAGCCCATATTAATCCCCAATGGCAACTGCGAAAGATAAAACGTATTGGTAATCATATTTTTTATGGATATCACGGTTAATACTTTTTAATATTCTTTCAAGCAGCACAAACCACTGACTAGGTCAGTGGTTTTTTATTTGACCACGCGAATGCGTTATGTTACAATAAGTTTCACAAATAGGTAAATACTCGGACAGCTGGAGGTCAATAATGAGTAAAATATCAGCACAA